GAAGAACCTAATACTACTGAAGAAACTAATACTACTGAAGAACCTAATACAACTGAAGAAACTACACCTGAAAATTTAGGTAATGCTTTAGAAGAATTAAATAATGAAATGGAAAACGATATTAATAATACATTATTAAATCAAAATAATACTATAACTAATGATACTAATATTCAATCAGGAGGTAATAAAAAATCTTATTTAAAATTAAAAAACAATATAGAAATACTTAACTTAAAATTAACAAAAAAAAAATTACAAAAAAGATTAAATATAAGTAATAAAAAAGTAAATAAAAAAAAATTAACAAAACATAAATTAAAAAAAAATAAACAAAACACTAGAAAAAAAAGTTGAGTGTAATCTATACACTATAATAAGATTCATTATTTGAATCAATACATCTTAAATCGTCATTGGCACCGACTGCTGCATCGGCATTGGCATCAGCATCGGCATCGGCAGGAGAAATAATGATAAAACCATCACCTTCTGTTGTAGTAAATTCTACTGACAATTCAGGTTTCCCTTCATCCTGTGTCAATTTCAAAAAAGCATCCCTAATAGCATATACACCTTCACCTAAAAAACTGCCTGTATCTTCGGCAGTCTCACATAGTGCTACTACTACACGCGTATCACCACAAAAGTTTGTAAAATCTTCAACAATCTCAACACCATTATCTAGATAATTACCCATTTTTAAACAAATTTTTTTATTAAGAAGTATATAAATATAAAAAAATCAATTTAATTCATAAATTTTAGTTTATTCCATTTGTTTATTTTTTCTATAATTTTTATAATCAAAGCAATTATTTTACATTTTTTTGTTTTAATTTATATAATTCTCTTTTTCTTTTATTTAATTTTGTAGTTGATAATATTCGAGTAAAGTAATATTTGTTTTTAGATTTTTTAGTATTAACTATAGTATATTTATTTATATTATTTTTAAAATTATGTTTAAAATCTTCTTTTATAATAACTGGAAATAGATTAGATTTTATAGGCATACCATAATTATGTATATAATTATTAAAGTTATAATCAAATTCAATTTCTTTAATAATATAATAATATTCATCAAAATAACTTAAATTCATTTTACTATACTATTTATTTTTCTCACTATTTTCAATTTTATTATATTTTATTCTTATGTTTCTAGAATTATAAGTTTTATCTTTCGTATTATATTTACCTTTTTTTTTTAATTCTTGACGAGTTTTAGGATGAGTATCAGAATGGTCAGTCATTGAAATAAATTAAGGTTTAAATTTTATAAGTTTAAATAAAAAAAATAATCAATTTTTTAAATATTATTACAATATAATATTATTTTTTAATAAAAATAAAAAAGAGTTTTTAAATATTAATAAACTATAACATTATTTTTAAATAAAAATAATAAAAATTAAATATATTTAAATAGTAAAAATTAAATATATTTAAATAGTAAAAAATAATATATTAATATAATAATAAATATATAAATAATATATAAGTAAATTATAAATATATTAATAAAAAATGAGTTTTAATAGAAATACATATGATATGTGTAGTTATAAATACCAACTTGCTGAAAGTGCAGGAAGTGGTATTTATCAACTTACAAGACCAAATAATGTTTGTGAACCATGTCTCCCTAAAGACCCTCGTATAATTGCTCAAAACCAAGGTGTAAGTATTAGTAAAAATACATCACTAATTGATATAGATAGTGAACTTATTGGATTAAGTCGTAATCTTTCTGACTGTCCTGACCGTAAATATATTCCTAATCAATCATCAAGTTTTCATTGCGGTGCTCAATCTGGTAAAGTAAGAAATGGTTGTTCTAAGACTGATAAACTTTGTATAGATAATACTCAAGTAATTAATTTTGGTGACTGTTTTACACCTACTGAAGATACTCGTCTGTCTAATCCTCCTTCAACTTTACGTGGAACTGGTTGGAATAGATGGGAATGGTTGCCTAAAGATCCACAAGATAGAGTTACTGAACCTTTTGATTTCCAAATAAATACTAAAATACTTAGCAAAGATAATCACCGTCCATGCGTCCCTAGACCTATTGAACAAAAATTAGCGCTTCCTATGCCTAATAATGTTCCTATATGTGAAACCATTGTTCCTGTATGCCACGCTCCAACAATGCCTCCAAGTGTTAATTGGCAAAGAGAAGATGTTATTGCTCAATATTAAAATATTACTATTAAAAATTATAATAGTAAATTATTTATATTAAAATAAAATAAAATAAAAAATTAAATATATAAATTATTTAGTCTTTAAGTGTTCTACTATCAATTTCTATAATTTTTTCTTCATATGGAGTTATTAATATAAAATAAATAATATACTCATCATTTTTCTCTTTACATTCATCAAGTTTTTTAATTAATTCATCAGATAGTATATTTAATACAACAAAAGAAACATCTATTTTTTTATTTTTTTCATATTCATTTAAATTAATAAATAATACACCTTCACCTTCATTTTCTTCAGTTCCATTAAGATGTTTTAGATAGATATTAATTAAATTAGATTTATTTAACTCTATGAATTTAAGTGAAATTTGACGATATTTATTAATATCTTCCTCACTCATTTTATATAAGTAAAATAAAAAATAAATTAAGTTAAATACAAATATTTATTAATTTTTATAAGTATTACTTACTATAAATAAATTATTTTTTAAATTATATAAATTATATAATGTATTTAGTTTATTTATTTAGTTTATTAATTTAGTTTATTTATTTAGTTTTATTTTTTCTTTCTATTTTAATAAATCCATCATCGTCAATATTACTTTCTTCTTGTTTATGTTTTGTAGTTTGTTCTATATTTTTATTATTTTTATATTTATGTGAGTTATTATTTTTATTATATTTTTTTTTATATAGTTGTTTGTCATTATTATTTGTATTTTTTTTTACAGTATATTTATTATCTAATTTATTACCTATAGGTTCATTAATTATATTTTGTGTGTTTAAAGTTTCAGTATATTTATTATTTATAATTTCATTATTAATAGTTTTGTTTATTAAAGTGTTAGCATAATTAATAGGTTTATATTTATTAATATTTTCTATAGGCTTTTCTATAGGCTTTTCACTAGGCTTTTCACTAGGCTTTTCACTAGGCTTTTCAATAGGCTTTTCAACAGTTTCTTTTTTATTATTTTGTTTAAATTTAGAAATCATATCTTGAATATCAAGAACTTTAAATTTTATTTTATTAGATATAGTATTATTATTGTAAATTTGTTTTAATATATCAGTTAATAAAGATATATCATTTTCTGTAAAGATACTAAATAATTTATCATTTAAAATATCAATTATTCCAAATACTAAATATATTCTACTATAAAGTTCATCCATATTACTTGGTTCCCAATCTAAATAATCATTAATAATTGTTAAACACGATTTAAGTTTATTATAAAATAAAGTTTTTGTAAAAAAAGATTTATTGATTATTGTTTCATTTTCTTGTAATAAATGAATATATCCAAATAATTTACCAATATTATAATAATTTAAAATATCTTTAATATAGAAATTATAAGTATAATCTTTTAATCCAATTTTTTTATCAAATAAACCAAATGTTAAATTAATATAGTTGTCTAGATACTCATAAATATAATTACCAATCTCATTTTCAAAACTATTTATAAAATATAAATACTCGCTTATTAAATGTTCATCAATTAAACATTTTTTTATAACAATATCAAAAATATAATGACTATATTCTTGTATTTGTCTAAATGTATCTTCCATAATAGATGTTGTAATCTCTTTTACAATTTTTAAATAATTAGAATGAGTTATTTTATTCATACTTTTATTAATGAGATTAATATTATCATCATTATTAATAATTTTTGATAATAATTTAGGATTTTTTTTCTCTTTCCAATTAATCATTGAATTACGAGTAGATTTTTGTATTTCATTATCAATGGATGATACAATATCTTTCAAATAATCTGATAAAATATTAATAAATTGATATTTATCTTTATTTGTTATATTTCCACAAATATCAAATAAATTTTTACGAGTTTCGTAAAAAGTAGTAATTGATAAACTCATTTTGAATATATAGTGATAATATGTTTATATTATAGTAGATAATAAATAGAAACTATAATAAATAGAAACTATAATAAATAGAAACTATAATAAATAGAAACTATAATAAATAGAAACTATAATAAATATAAATATAATAATTATTATAATTATTATAATTATAATAATTAATAATATTAATATTATTAATATTTATATTATAAAATAGTTTTAAATTAGTAAATTTATTTTAGATAATTATTATATTAATATATATCAGAATATAAAAATATAAAAATGGCATCTATATTAGATAATGTTTATAGAACAGAAACAAATTTAGCACATTCTAATTATAATAATGCTAGAAATGCAACATCTACTAATATTATACCACAAACAGGATTTAATCAAAAAATATTAAATAATAATAATACTGGATTTCCTCAAGATAACATTAGTCGTGAATTTAATAATGGTTCTTCTTTTGTATCTTCTTTAAGTGGTGAAAAAATTAATAAAGAAGGTTTTCACGATAATATGGTTCCTTTTATTAAAAATAAAAATCAACAAAATTTATCTGCAAATTCTTATTCAAATACGTTAGGTAGGCATACAGGTTCAGATGAAACATATAGACCCAAAAAACAAGAAGTTAAAAGTTTTTTTGATGTGACACCAAATAATAGTTATGTTTATGGTAGTCCATCAATTACAGATTCTGTAGGAAGAGATCGTTATATTCCAAGTCAAAAAAGAACAAATGAAAAAGCATTTCAAGATATTCGTGTTGGTCCTGGTTTAGCAGCAGGTTATACTGCTGAACCTATTGGTGGGCTTACACAATCAAATACACGAGATTATATATTACCTAAATCAACAGACCAATTAAGATCAGTTACAAATCCTAATATTACTTATGAAGGAAGAATTATAAATGGTCTTAAAAGTGCACAACGCGGTTTACAAGCAAAACCTGTCAAGCATAAACCTGAAAAATTTTATAAATCATCTGAAGAGCGTGGTAATCGTAGTTCAGCAGTAAAAGCATCTCAACTTCGTGAAAAATATTATATGAAACCGACCCAAAAACAACATCAAAGAGAATATTTTGGTGGTATTGGTCAAAGTGAAATAAGAAAACCACGTAAAGAAGGAGCATATCGTCGCTCTACTAAAAATAATTATATGGCACCAACTCCTCGCAATGCTTATCGCGAATCAGGTTGGAATATAAATAATGCTGAAGTAACTAATAATGTAGGTGATTATGGTAAGCACGGTATTGAAAATAAGGCAAATGAACGTGATACAACTCAAGATAGAATTCATTTAAATAATTTAACAATTTCTGTTAAAAAATTAATTACACCAATTACAGATTTTTTCCGTAGAACAAGAAAAGAAAATGCCATTGGTAATATTCGTCCCGAAGGTAATATGAATGCTGCTATGCCTTCTAAACAAACTGTATATGACCCAAGTGATATCGCTAGAACAACTATAAAAGAACAAAATATTGATAATAATTATATTGGTCAACTTACAGGTGAAAGGAAAAGTCAAGTTCATGATCCAAATGATGTTGCTAGAACAACCATTAAAGAACAAAACATTGATAATAATACACCTTATATAAATATTAATCCTCAACAACCACGTTCTATTCGTATTTATGACCCCGAAGATATTGCTAAAACAACATTAAAAGAAGTTACAGTTGATAATGAACACATTGGTTTCGTAGGTGCCCAAGAAACACTTAAAGCAGGAGGATATACAAGCACTAGTGTTGATATGAAAAATACAAATCGCCAATTTACAACTGATTGGTATTATCAAGGTATTGCTGATGGTGAAACTGGAACAGGTACAGGTCGTGGTTATTTAGCAGCAAGATATGAAGCCAAGAATACAAATAGACAGTTTCTTAATGATTTTGAATGGGAAGGTCCTGCTAAACATTATATGAATAAACCTCAAAGTTATGATGATATGTATAATGCTCGTATGAACCCAAATAAAGAAGAAATTTCTTTAGGAAGAGAACCAACTCAAGAGAGTGTAAAATTAGGTGCTGGTGGCGATTTAGTAAATATACATCATAAACGTATAGAAGCAGACCAAATTAATATAAGAGAACCTGCTGAAACATTTATTTATAATGCTCCTCCTCAAAAAAATAACTGTGGTTTAACTAGAGTTAAAAGTAAATTACCTGAAGATATGAATAGAGCACGTATGAACCCTGAAATATTAAATGCCTTTAATGAAAATCCATATACACAATCATTAACAAGTAGTGTTTATTAAATAAGTTTTTTAAAATAAGTTTTTTTAAAAAACTTAACCAAAATCAGTTTTTAAAAATAAGTTTTTCTATAAACTTATTTTAATTAAATTTTATTTTAATTAAATTTTTTAATTAATTTTTATTTTAAATCTTTTTATATATTAATAAATATCTTAACTTTATTATTAACTATCTCAACTTTATTATGGCTACTTCCAGAGTTTCTAAAAAAGCATCTAAACATTCCAAAGGAACTAAAAAAAGTTCTAAGTCTATGAAGACTAAGAAGACTAAAAAAACTAAAACTTCAAAGAAGAGTAAATCTTCTAAAAAATCTATGCCTGAAGGTCACGCTATGTGTTTTAAATGTCATAAACCAGTTAAAATGATTAACCCAACAACTAAAACTACTAAAAATGGTAGAAAAATGTTAACTGGTGAATTAGAATGTAAGCATTATAAAGGCTCTAGATTTATTTAAATTTAATTAAATTATTTATATTATTTAATATTAAAAATTTAATATTTTCTTTTAATATTTTATTTAAATTATTTTCTATTTTTTATATTTGAATTTATTAAGTAATAATAAATTTTATAATGAAATATACAAGTCAAAAACAAAGTAAGAAAGAAATTAAAACATATACAAAAAAAAAAACAGGAAAAATAGTTACTCTTTCATCAATTAAATTAACAAGTTTAAGTAATTCTAAAATAGACTATAAAGATGTGTTTTCAAATAATAATCAAATTGCTAAAAATATAGTTTTTTTAAAAAAAATATCATTTGATGTTTTTTTTAGTAAAGAATATAAATATCCATTATTGATTAGAGAAGATTTAAATTTATTAAAAAATGCCGATAATAATATAAGAAGAAGCAATATAGGTGATAATTGGCAAAATGATTCATCAATTCCTTTAGAAAATCAATATACTATAGATGATTATGCGATTTATAAATATTATGGAGGTAGCGAAGGACATATGGCTCCAGCAATGAATCATAAATTAAATGTAGATGATTATTATGAAACATTTTTATTTTCTAATGTAATACCACAAAATCTTATAATGAATATTGGTATATGGAATATTTTAGAAACGTGGTGTAAAAATATGTTATATAATAATCCAAATATTTATAATATTAATATATTTACAGGTTGTATTGTAGATAATAAAGTAAAAATCTATAATAATGCTTTACTAGAAAAAGTAGAAATGAATATTCCTACAGATATGTATAAAATAATTACTTTCAATCATAAAGAATATCCAGACCATACTTTTTTTGATATTATTATAATAAAAAATAAAGAATACGATATTACTACTAATATAAATACTAATAAATTAGATTTTAGAAAATATATATTACCTATTAAATTATATAATTGGTTTCAAACAAAAACAGGTATTAATATAAAAAATTTATTATTATTTTATAATATTAATCCATATAATTTAAAATCATTTCAAAATAGTATAAATTTAAAATATAATCCAAATAAAATAACAAATTTAAAAGAATTGTATTTAGTTTATTTTACATTAACAAAATCTAAAAATATAAAAGAATTATATAATAACTTAATTTATTCTAAATATGATACTATATTTCCTGAAAATAGTTATAATTACAATTCTTTATTTTTTTATAAATTAAGAAATAAATTAATAAGAGATAAAATATTATACACAAAATTTAATTCATTAAAAGATTTTGATTTATTTTATAATAATTATAAAAATGATTTAATTAATAATTATGAAATTAGTAAAAAAACTGAAATTGATATATTAGGAATACATCAAGAAATTTATTTAAATAACTATTATAATATTGTGAAAAATAAATTTAAATAAATTTAAATAAATTATAAAATTATAATAATTAAAATAAAAATAATAATATATAAAATTATAAAAATATTTAATATTTATATAATATAATATATAATAAGTATAATAAGTAAAATTATAAATAATAATAAAAATACAAAGATGAAATTTATTAATTTATGTTTAAGTATTCCTAATCTAGACACTATTTTTTTTTATATTATATTTGTAATTACAGTTCCTGTTATATTATTTTCTTCAGGTGATTATGAAACTTTAAAATATTATTTACCTGCTCTTGTAATGACAGCAGTGACATTAACTGAAGGAGGTAAGCCAGATCTTTTTACAAATTTATATCCAACTGAATGTTCTAAAAATACTGAATTTAGCGGTTTTCTTTCAACAAACATTATTAATGGTCTTGCTATTGTAGGTATTTTAGCACACTCTATCTCTCTAGCAATGAATACTAGTAGTATCACTCTTGGTTTAGTATCAGGATTAATTATATTTGCTATTACTTTTCCAATGGCACAACAAATATTACCTTACTTTATTAGAGAAATAAATGAGTCTATATTTTGTCCTATTGATAGACCCGATTGTATTGTTCCTGGAAGATGGCATATTTACTTATTAGGTCTTATATTCTCAATATTTTTATTGATTATACAATATACATTACTCTTTGGTTTCTCTCATTATATTTTATCATCAAATATAAAATTAATTTAAGTGTTAAACTCTATAAAAACTATTTTTAACCTATAACTATAATAATAATAGTAAAATCACTATTTTAAGTAATACTATTCGTTAGTATTTATTATTTTTTATATTATTTTTCTTTAATAATCAATTTATAAATTAATTTAAATAAATATAAATTATAAAAATAAATAAATAAGTAAAAATGTTCAGTCCAGATTGGTCAAAAAAAATAGATTGGAAAAAAGGGTTATATGCAAGTAAAAATAGAGACGACAAAGATAAACAAGTCTTAAATAATATAAATGAAAATACTAATTTAGAAGAAACTATAAATGAAGACAATAAAGACAATAAAGACAATAAAGACAATAAAGACAATAAAGACAATAAAGATAATAAAAATATTAATTTAGATATACCATATTATAATGAAACAATAGATTATATGAATTCTAAAGTTAGTAAGAAATATGATACTAATTATTATCATTTATTGGATAGAATAGGTTCTATATCAAGATTTCTTTTGAAAGGAAATGATTATTATAAATCATATATTAGTAAAAATGCTAATAAATATTATAATTATAAAGAAAATAATGATAAAGAAAGTAATAATGGAGACTATAATGATGTAAAACACCAATATACTAAATTAAGTTTAAATATAAAATATCAAGAAATTGATAAAACAATTACTAATGATGACCAATATGATGAATAATATATATCTATATCTATAAACATTTTACAACTTATCTCTAGAAACACTTTATAAATATCTTTATAAATAATAATAATAAAAATATAAATATATAAATATAATATAGTAAATAAATATATATAAATATAATAAAATGTTAAAAAATTTTATAAATCCAACTGTATTTTTAATCGCATTTATTATAGGTGTTGGATGTGTATATGTTTTACAACCAGAAAAAATAAAAGTAATGAGATTTCCTAATCCAGATAACGCAGGTAAATTTACATACCAAGATGAAAATGAAAATTGTTATAAATACAAAGCAACAGAAGTAAAATGTCCCAGTGATCCTGATTTAATTCTAGAACATCCTTTAATAATTAAATAAATTTAAAATATAATCTTTTATAATAATAGATTTAAATAATAATAGATTTAAATAATAATAGATTTAAATAATAATAGAATTAAATAATAATAGAATTAAATAATAAATAAAGATAAAATAAATAAAGATAAAATAAATATAATATAAAATGTATTTAATTGATTTTTTTAAAACAAAACAAGGTAATATAATTTTTTCAATTATATTAGCCTTTGGATTAGCATCTATTTTACAAATTGCTTGTAAAAATGCAAATATGGTTTTTATAGAAGGTCCTCCTTTAAAAGAAGTTCAAGATAAAATATTTAGTTTTGATAATAAATGTTATACATATAAAACAGTAAATACAAGTTGTAAAAATATTGAAAATAATAAACTATAAAGTAAAAAATAATAAAATATAAACTAGTAAAATAATAAATTCGTTTTTTAATAATACTTTTTATAATTGTTTTTTTTAATAATATTATATCTTTTAATATAATAAAACTTTTAAATTTTTTATTTATAAATGTCTCAATCAACTCCTATTAATTTACTCAGGCGTAATGGCAATAGTAATGAAAATACAAATGGTATGGAAAATATGAATTCTATGCCAAATATTTCTATGAATAGCAATGATATGCCTATATTAGATAATAATAATGTTAATATGTCTAATCAACCAAGTGAAAGTCAATTAGTTGAAGATATATTAAAAGAAATGGGTGATAGTCCTGGAATGGAACAACAAACAAATATAAATTCTCAAGCATTACAATATGCTATGGATTCATCACAAGTGCCTGCTTATAAACAAATGGATAATAATGAACATATACAACCTATGAACCCTAATAATAACTATTCTGAAAAAATGGTTCATCAACAATTAAATAATAATGGTTTATTATCTCAAATTGGTATTAATATTAGTGGAGAATCATTAAAAGACAAAATTATGAAAAATTTTAAATATCCTATTTTAGTATTTATACTATCTTTTATAATATCACTACCAGAATTTAATAGATTTCTATTTAGTTTTATGCCAAGATTATTACTTGAATCTGGACAAGTAAGTATTGGTGGAGTTCTTATGAAAGCATTTGTTGGTATGTTATTATTTATTATAATAGCATTATTTTTATAGACTATGGTAATATTTATAATTACATCATTATTTTTATAATTTTAATTTTATTGATAATTTTAATTTTATTGATATTCTCTATTAAATAGTTTAATACTATAATTAAAATAAAAATAAAAAATATATAATTAATAATAAACTAAAATAATAATTAATTAATAAAAAATAAAATGAATTATAATCTATCGCCAAGTCATAAATTATATATTTTACTATTAATTATAGTATTCGTAATTATTTTATATAAATTATATACTAAATCTAAAGACCAAATTGAAAATTTTGAAAGTGTATTGTCTAAATTAAATTCATCATCATCTAAAAAAAATAAAAAAGATAAAAAAAGTAAAAGTGAAACTTTTGATAATATAATGAAACGTAGTGAAGATTTTACAAAACAAAAATCTAGTATGCCTGATTTTATGGATACTTTTAATAAATATAAAAAATCTTTTAATAAAGAAAAATTTAAAAATAATAGTAAAAGTATGGGAGACTCATTAAAAAAATTTTCTTTATATAAAAAAAAATTTTTTGAAATATTTGAATAAATTAAACTATAACATATAAATAACATTATTTATTAATATTTTATATATTTTTATTTGTTTTCATCTTTTTTATATATTTTTATTTGTTTTTATCTTTTTAAAATATTTATATATTATAAATATAAATTGTAAATATATTATAAATATAAATTATAATATAGTATTAGTAGAAAATATTATTAAAATGAAAAATAATAACTTATTAAAGTATCTACTTATTATTATAGTAATTGTTATAATTAGTTTAGCATTATTTTATTTATATAATTATATAACTACAAACAATGAACCTTTTGTATCATTAACTGGAACAATGGATGATATTAATACTATTACTGGAGAACCAAAAATTAACGATGATAAAACAGTAAATTTAATTGTTGATACTTTTGATAATATTGATACTAATATTAATAGTGTTAGTGTTTTACAACTTTTATGTTCTAATAATAAAGGTTTTTATGGTATTAAAAATAATGCTGATAGAACTATATATTATTATAATCCTGAAAATAATGAAACTACAACATTTGAAAAATTTGAATATATGTTAGAATTACCTACTACTAGTGATGGTTCTGAAATAAAAAATCCTGATTATAAAAATAGAAATACGTGTGCTGGTCTTTTATTAAATGTTTTAACTAAAGTATTATGGTATTATAATGATAATTTAAATGATATGGAAAATGTTAATATAGATGGATTATATTATTCTACATTAGATGAAGATGGAAAACCTATATTAAATAATAATAAAGTTGTATTAAAATGCTTACGCTTACCTCTTCTTTCAAATTTACCATTAACAACACAACCAGGGGATAAGCCCCATGCACCTTATGATACTATTAAATATATGGCTGTAAATAATGATGTATTATTTGCTGTAGGATGTTATGAAACTACTCAAGTTATATATTATTGTAAATTAACAGATGGAATACCTGAAACAAATGATGCCTCTAATTGGAAAACAACACAAATAGGTAATGTAATGGTTGAAAATATAAAAGATATATTTATAAATGATAACTATTTATTTATAATATCACTAACTAATGATGATAATTATAAGCCAATATATAAAATACATTATAATAAAATAGAATTTTATAGTAATAATATATTAATTAGTGATTTTAACGAATTAAGTTTATTAAGTTCATCATACACATCTCCTAAATTTTATTTTAATAATAATATACTTTATATATATGATATTGATTTTAGTTCAAGACAAATAAACTTAAAATACATTGATATTACTGATTTAACACAACCATTAACAATAAAAAAAATTACATTTAGTAATGAAGAATATACATTACCTGATAATTTAATGAAATATCAAAATTTATTAATTACATCAAATAATGCTAAATATTCAATATTAGAATTATATGATGATACTCATACAACAACTAATACAACTAATACAACTAATATTATAAATGATATAAGAAAAATGTTTAATCATAATTATGACCCAACAGCAACAACATCCAGTTCAGGAGCAGGAACAACATCACCATCTTCTACTTCAGGAGCAGGGACAGGAACATCAGGTTCAGGAGCAGGAACAGGAACAGGAACAGGAACAACATCACCATCTTCTACTTCAGGAGCAGGGACAGGGACAGGGACAACAACTTCAGGAGCAGGAACAGGCTCAGGGACAGGAACAACATCAGGAACAGGGACAGGAACAACATCAGGAACAGGGACAGGATCAGGGACAGGAACAACAACATCAGGTTCAGGGACAGGATCAGGGACAGGATCAACAACATCAGGAACAGGGACAGGAGCAGGAGCAGGAACAGGAACAACCACTTCAGGTTCAAGTTCAGGTTCAGGAACAGGAACAACAACTTCAGGAACAGCACTACCTAGTCCTACTAAAACGCCATCTGGTAATCAATCTCCCGGAAGTTTTGTTTTTGGAAGTGCGTGGAGAACTGGTTCATTATTAAATAATGAACTTGATAATATTGCTAATACTGATGATGGTATTCCTATTAATGATATTAATTTTGAAGAATTATCAGGAGTTAATATGTTAATTAATGGTAGAGGTAATACTGGAAATTTTAATGATTTTGTTGCTAAAAATCGCGTATTTGGTAATAATTTATTTTTTATAAATAAAAATTAAGTTAAATAATTTATTTGTATATTTATTTTGATTATATTTTTCATATTATTTTATTTTTTTTATATCTTTAAAGTATAAATATATATTTAAAATAAAAATAAAAATGAAAATATTACATAAAATTATATGTTTAATTATTTTATTAATAATTGTATATTTATTATACACTTTTTTAAATAAACAAGAAAAATTTGAAGATATTAATCTAGAACTTTTACAAAATTCATTTATAATTGAAGATACAAATATTGTTAATAATACTATTAAAATTAATAATAATGTTTATGATATTAGTGGAATAAATAATGAAAATAGTATTATTGAAAAAGAAAGAAGATATAGTAATAATTATAAATGCAATATTAATATAGTAATGGATATACTTAATATAAATATAGAATTTATAGTAAGTGATGAAGAAAAAGACTTATTTCTCAATAACATAGGGGACAATATATTAGGTACAATAGAAGAAATACAAAACCTAACTGAAGGACAAATACATCAATTAAATGAATTAAATAATACTTTAATAAATTCTAAACTAGATTCTAATTTAGGTTGGATTGATATATATGATGAAGAAAAAAAACCATATATAGAAATAGAATTAACTAATGAAAGAATAATAAATGGTATCATTATAAAATCACTTATTATGTTTGAGTTCATTATTTTAGTTTCAGATTTTATAGTAGAAACATCAAATGATGGTATTATTTGGGAAGTATTAAAAGATAACAATAATGATACAGAACCAAAACTTTTTCATATAGATTATGAAATTATTGAAACTATAAAAAAAGTATATCAAGGATACATACTAGAAGTTGAAGAAGTTATACAAATACTTAATAATGACCCAAATAATGAGTCTAATATAACAAATTATCCGGATATAAAAACATATGAAATTGTTGATTATAATAAAAAATATAGTATTTTAATTGAAAACTTTATTAAATGTAAATATATTAGAGTATATCCTATTAAATATTATATTAGACTAAATAATGGTATTAATGATAATAATACTAATAATATTATTAGTAATGATAATTTTAAAACTTATTTTGTAGATAACGAAAAACCATTATGTGATAATTCAAATCCTATGCCTATAGGTATGAGATTAGGATTATTAACAACAGAATATATACCTACAAACCAACCCTCTACAACACAACCATCTACAACCCAACCCTCTACAACCCAACCCTCTACAACACAACCATCTACAACCCAACCCTCTACAACACAACCATCTACAACCCAACCCTCTACAACACAACCATCTACAACACAACCCTCTACAACACAACCCTCTACAACCCAACCCTCTACATCACAACCATCTACAACCCAACCCTCAATTACACAACCACATCCATTAGGTTCAAATGATTTTAATATAGGTATGATGTTAAAAGGTAGTAATAATGAAGGTAATCTTAATGATTTTCTATCTAAAAATACTATGTTAGGAAATGATATTTATATTTCACCAAATGGTATATCAGGTAGTGGTTTTGATATGAATGATGATTTTTTTGAAGAAAGTAGTAATAATCAAATTATAGATAGTTCATTTTATCCAATGATTGATTTACAATAATTAAATAAAAATTAATTTTATAGTTTTAATAATTTTCATATTTTTAACATATTTTAACATTTTTTAACATTTTTAAAATTTTTTTTATATAAAATTGATTTTTATAGTTTTAATAATTTTCAATATAATTTCAAAAACTTGAAAAGAAATAATGGCAACTCAACCTACAAACAACGACAACACAGATATTAGTGGTGAATTTTCCACAACAGACTTAGAAGTGTCTAATTTTTGTGGTAGTTTTACTGGTTATTTAAAAGGTTTTATTAATAATTGGGAGTGTAATGGTGAATTTACCTATTATCGTTTGAATAATTCTGAACTAAAAGGTATTTTTATAGGGACAATGAATGCTAATGGTGATATAAAAAAATGCACAAAAATAGAACTTCCCGAAGAGTATTTAAATGGAGATTATGATTTTTATATGAATAATGATGATAGTGAAGACGATGACAGCGAATCTGAATATGATGATAGTGATAATGATACTATGAATTAATAAACTAATAATTTAATTAATAAAAAATTTAAAACTATAAAAAAATATTTTTTTTAAATTAACGAACTTGGGTTTCAGAACTAATAATATATATAGTATTTTCAGTAACTACAATATAACAGTTTTCTGATTTATAAGTGTTAATAATTGGAGAAGTGTGCTCGTCTTCATTTTTAAAAATGACACGGTCTTCACCATCTGAAACAATTGTTATTTTACCTTTGAGAGAATCAATATAAAAATAAAAACAAATTGGTTTTTTTGTTTTCAAAGAAAGTTTTGTTGCTTGAAGAAGAGTTTTTTCTGTTGGTAAAGTTAAACTAGGAGTAGCACTTTTACCACCATCAGCACCAGGAACAATAGAAAGATTATTAGGTTGAGACATAGTTGAAATTGAAATTATTAAACAATAGTATAACTAATAAAATATATAATTTTATATATTGATTACTTAAATATTTGTTTTTTATTTAATAATATAAACGAATTTAATTTTTAAATATAAGTATTATAAAATAAATAATTATTTAATTATGAAAAATATGAAAAATATGAAAAATATGAAAAATATAAAATAAAGTTTAATTTAATTTAATTTAATTAAAAATTTGATTGAAATACATCAGCCATATCAGAAGGTAAAGGTAAAATACGTGTATGATAATATGTTTCTATATCATGAATACGTTTAATATCATTATTTGTGACAAAATTAATTGCTGTTCCAGTGCGTCCGTGGCGACCACTACGACCAATACGATGAATATATGCTTCAGATTTAAATGGAATATCATAATTAATAACAATAGATACTTGTTGAACGTCAATACCCCGACCTAATAAATCAGTTGAAATTAATACACGCGTTGTTAGATTTCTAAATTTTTTCATTGCTTCTTCTCTTTCGGCAATATTCATCCCTCCATGAATATAAGACACTTTAAAATCTTGTTCTTGCATTTTTTGACTTAAAATTTCTACACTTTGATGATGATTACAATAAATAATTGTTTGACACGTTGAAAATAATCCGTATAAATCACACAATGTTTCAAATTTAAAGTCATTTTTTTCACAATCAATATAAAATTGTTTAATACCTTCTAATGTTAAATTTTCTTTTTTAATTAAAATATTAATAGGATTACGAAGAAATTTTTCAGTTAATTTAAAAAAACTTGCGTCCATTGTTGCTGAAAATAATCCAATTTGTGTTTGTTCTCCAATAGAACCAATAATTTGTTTAATTTGTGCAATAAACCCTTCAGATAATAATTCATCTGCTTCATCACATATTAATAAACGAATTGTATTTATATTAATTACTTCTTTATTAATCATATCTAAAACACGTCCTGGTGTTCCAATAACAACGTGTGGTAATAAACCATCTGGATTATTACGACCTAATAAAGTTTCAATATTTTCACGAACAGTTGATGATTTGGCAGCAGTTGCTAATCGTAAATTAGTATATTTACCAATATTTGTAAAAACGTGCTCTATTTGTTGTGCTAATTCTAAAGTATGTGCTAAAACAATAGCTTGTGTTTCATTTTTAGTAAAATCAATACGGCCTAATGTTCCAATACAAAATGTTGCTGTTTTACCAGTTCCACTTTGAGCTTGTGCTATAAGGTCAAATTTACCAAGAAGTGGCTTAATTGCTTTCTTTTGAATTGGACTTGGATCTTCAAAACCATATGACATAACACCACGAATAATTTTTAAATCAATTAATTCAGAAAGGTCATCAAATGTTTCAATTGGATCACTTGCTTTCTCTCTTTTAATAATATTTTCAGGAGTCATTGTATTAGGGTCATCATATTCTTCTTTTTTAATAACCTCAGTTTCTTGTTTTTCACTAATAGATTTATCATAAGTATTATTTTGTTCGTTTTTTTCATAATTATAATTTTGATAATTTTGTCGTTTATTATTATAATTTTGACGATTATTATTATAGTTTTGATTGTTATTACGATTATTATTATAGTTTTGATTGTTATTACGATTATTATTATTATAGTTTTGATTGTTATTACGATTATTATTATAGTTTTGATTGTTATTACGATTATTATAGTTTCGTCTATTATTTTGATTGATTTCTTGATAATTATTTTGATTGTTTTCTTGATAATTATTATTTCTATTATTTTTATTCTTATTTACATTATAAATTTGAGGATTTTTAATATCTTTAGATTCTTGAGTAGTTTCATCTTTATTCTCCATTTTTTAATTTAATAAAATTAAATATTAAATATATAGTTATTAAACTTAAATATTACTTAAATAATATAAATATATTATGATAAGATTTATATTATTAATTTAAAATAATAAAAATTTA